GGAGCTTGATTATTTTCTTCTTCTAGCATGAGTCCTCCTCACGTTTACAGCGTGACGATATCATCGGGATCTGCGATCGTAGCGATAACCTCGTCGTCGTTAATAATACGGCATTCTGCATCATCGCCTAACTTAAAGCGAGCTCCAGCATACCGACCAATTAGCACCCATTGCCGTTCTTCACACCAAGGTGTGTCTCCAAATTTTTTCTTGTCTTGATAACAGAGTGGGCCCATCTTAATAACATAAGCCACTACTGAAGCTAAAGCTTCTCTGTCTACGGATTCTTTGGTTAGGTGAATCCCACCTTTTGTTACTCCTCTACCTCTGTAGGGAAGAATCAACATGCGCCAACCTGAAGGGCTAGGCATTCTTTCAATTAAGCTCTTATCTACTAACGTAGGATCAAGAACTCTTTCTTCTGAGCTAACAAAAGCTTTGTCAACTTCAGATTTCTCTTCTTCTTTTATTGCTGCTGTTTTATCTTTTTCAATTTCAGCAGCTATATGGTCAGGGACCAGTACCTTGTTCTTCGTCATTTTGTTCTATCCTCTCTAGCAATTCCCTAAGTTCTTGTTCTACGTCAACGAGGGAGTTGTAACGTCCACGTAGATATTGATAATCTTCAAAAGATTTAGCACCATTAAGTATTTGACTTTGGGTGTCTTCTTTCTTCTCCTTTAGCCGCTTTTGTAATTGGTCAGCTACCCAAATTGCTGACATTAATAAATGCCAGAAAACTTACCGCCAGATGAAGCTTCGCCGAGCCCCCTAGCTTTGCCTTTACCTGTTCCTGGAGTTGGAGTGGTACTTGCTGAAAAAGTTCCCGTCTTTACTTTAGACGAAACAGTTCCTTTATTACTGTATGAAAGTTTGTTTTTTATTACTTTAATATTTTTAGCCATTTTTTTACCTGTATTGATCTATCTGGTTTAACCCAAGATCAATCAATTTTAGTTCTTTTTGTTGGTCAAGTCTATCTTGAGTTGTATCGTCTTTCATTCTAGCAATATCTCGCTGAGCGTCAATACGCTCTCGATCTATTTTATCTTGTCGGGATTGTTCTTGAGAACGCATTTGTTCCTTCATTTGGAACTGTTCTTTGTCTTGTTGTAACTCTTGACCTTTAAGTGCTAACTCTTGTTTTCTAATAACAACCAAAGGATCTTCTTGCGGAGGCGTTGCTACTTGTTGAGCAAATTGTCCTACTAGATCGGTCATTATAGGAGAGCTAAACTGAGCCAATATATCGTTGGCTTGTTGATTAAGCGCCGCCGCGTCAACAGGTGTGGATTGTTGGGCTTGTTGCTGCAATTGTTGATATTGCTGCTGGGCCTCGGGCGGCATCTGTTGTTGCGCAATCATATCGGCTTTCATCTGTAGATGCTGCATGATATGCGAATATATGTTTGCTTGAATTTGAGCGTTCATTTGAACTGGCTGCATGTTTAACAAGTTAACGTGAGATGCTATATGAGCATCATGGTTTTGTTGCATAAACGCTTGAGCCGTACCACCCATTAATAAAGTGCTATTTTCCATTCCAGACTCAATCGGTTTAGGCTGAGTATCTGGGGGTGGAATTAATAACGCATCAATATTGTCAGTTCCCAAAGCTGCATACATTCTTCTATAGGCCTCATACATTCCATTTGGCCCATGTATTTCTGGATTAGATTGAACTAACTGCATCATCTCTTGAGCCATAATTATTCGTTGGCTGGTAGAGAAAATATCTGGATTTGAAACAGGGAAGACATCTACCCTTTCATCAAAGTCAGTTTGTTTAATTTCCATCTGACCGCCCGATACAGCGTAAGGATAAACAGGGGGTAAGCTTTTAGAGAATATTGAAGCCAACATGTTAAATTCTTTCTTTTGACCTGCATGCAATCGTTTATGAATGGCAGACAAGACTTTTGTTGACTTTTCTAATAGAGCAATAGTAGTTCCTACGGGTGCTTGAGAGTTACCTTCGCCTATATTTATTTCTGCTATTGACGCAAAACGTTGACCGCTTTGAACCAATAAGCCTAACAACTGCAATAAAGTAGCACTTGGCTCTTTAAATGGCAGAGGCTGAATAGCATCTCGCAAACTTCCTGCGGGTGCATCTACGTCTCTAAACTCGCCTGGTTGAATAGGCGTGTCTTCATCTCTAATACGAATCCCTCGGGTTTTAAATCCTGCGGGCAAATTAGCTAAAGTTCCAGCATCTATCAACTGTCTGACAATTGAAGTTGAAGCTTTAGATAAGCCACCTATCATATGAGTTAAACCAAAGCCGTAGAATCCTAGACCTGGTAAGAATTTAAAATGTACGAAGTAAGCAATTTTTTTCTTCATCGGATCGTCTTCTTCAAAGTTTCTTCTGATAGATAAAATGTTTTCGCTGTTGGTATCAATCGTTACGATGTAAGGCAGTTTTACTTCTGTAAATTCACCTTCTTCGTTGGTATCTTCAAAACCATCTAAGTCTAGATTGCAATGAACTTCATACAAATGACAGACTTCGCCTGTATCGTAAGAAGGTTCAACACCCTCTAGTTTTTCTAACTCTGAATCTAAACCAGTATTACCAACTAGGTTATTGCCGCCGTCAACTTTAATGTCTCTGTAAAAACCAATAGCTTGAAGTTTTTTAACTTCGTTCTCTGGCATTTTAATTAAGTGAGTAATTCTTGGGCAAGAATCTAGGTCGGTTGTATAGTAAGGAACAATTAAATCTTCGGGTGCAACAAACTTAGAAACAGCACGTTTTAAATTTTCATCGTAATAAACTTTCTTAAAAGCAGAACCTGCTAACGGAAGATAGAACAACATCTGATCTAAGTCTTCGTCGTACTCTTCCATCACGTGCATAATTTGGTAATTCATAAACTCACGCACGCGTTGAGCTTGCTCTTCTATTACTGGACTGTATTCACCAACTACTTGAGTTTTAACTGGTCCGCCTGCTGGCAATAATTCTTTGTAAGCTTGAGCTTGGAATTGGGTAACACTTTCTCCCAACAAAGGATGAATTACACCTGACGCGCCTTCAAATGGTTCAGAGCGATTGTTGTCAAACTTCATACCTAAGTATTTTAAACCGTCGGTATAAGTTTTTTCCCAATCTTCTCTGGCAGACTTATCGTTTTCAATTGCTGCTGTTAGCTCAATATAAATTTTATTAATTTCAGAATCTTCAACAACTTCAGCTAAGTTCTCACCAAAGCCTACATCTCCCATATCTTCGTCTAAGTCACCCAAGATAACAGATCCATCATCTTGATACTGAACACCTTCTTCGTCTAGCTCTCCTAAGATTTCAATAATCTCACTATCAATATCATCGGTTGACTGCTCAGATGTCATATCTTGAAATTCTTCAACTTCTTGAGCTGGATCGGGTGTTTGTCTTTCTATTGCCATCAGTAATAAACTCTCTGTCTAGGTTCGCGTTCTTGATCTTCGTAATCACTATCTAAAGAAACAAAACCGCCTTCGCGGAATCGCATCAAAGCTTGAGTCATAGTATCACATAAATCATCGTGAGCTCCAAACGGAAATGACGCACATTCTTCAATCATATCTTCAGCAAATGCTCTATTGGGTGCATACACCATTTCTGATTCAAAGATAGGCGCAACTGAATGCATCCTAGTTGTTTTATCATGGCCTCTGGTCGGCGAGTAATTAACAACAGGGATTCCCATTCTTCTAAGCTCATGGGTAAGCGGAGTTCCAGAAGCCTTAGCTTCAATCAATACCATATCTGTTTCCCAATATTGGTACTCACGCATAGCTATTTCTTTTAGTTCTGGAAAATCCCAACGCCCTCTTTGAGCGTCTAATAAAATAACGCAATCGGGCGAATCTTCGTTGGGTCTAAAAACACCCCAAGTTGAGATAGCTGAGTAATCGGCACTTTCTTTTTTAGAAAAAGCAGTATCGTAAGACTGCATGATGTACTTAACCGACGGCAAAGTATCATGCTTCCATCTTTGCCACCAGTCGCGTTTGATAATAGAACCCTCTTCTGCGGTAGGATTTTGCATCCACTGAGCATTCCACTTCATACCAGGCAAAGACGCTTTAACTTTTTGTAATTCTTCTAACGCCCAATACTCAGGCCAAAGAGGTTTCTCTGTATCTGGGAAAATAGCAGGGAACTCTATCACTTCCCATTGGTCAGCCAAAGGTTCTTTCTGCGCATCTAGTAATTTAGCGGTTAGGTCGATA